GCCGGTCGCAGGGGCGTTCCGACGCCGGCAGATGAGCCGGGCTCGATTGGGAGTACGCGCGAGCCTTTGCTAGGATTGAGGACGCTGCCGAACGACGGCAGTGATCCTCCATAGCTCAATTGGCAGAGCAATCGGCTGTTAACCGATAGGTTCTTGGTTCGAGTCCAAGTGGGGGAGCTTCCCAAGGCCCTCGCCGTTCGCGGCGGGGGCCTTTTTCGTTGCGCCCGGAGTGGTGGGTGCGTCGATGTCGAGCATCCACGACGCGGGGATGCGGGTGAGCATCTCGATGCGCTTTGCGATGCTGACGATGTCGCGGGGGCGGGAGTTGCCTGCCTCCCATTGTGCGTAGGCGCTCGCGGTGCAGTCGATGTGTTGCGCGAACGTGCGCTGGTCCATGCCAGCGGTGGTGCGTGCCTTCCGCAGCCGGTCGGCGAACGTCCACACGGGGATCACAGAAGTGGTGCCTACGTGGAGAGGTTGTGCGCTCATGCGGAAAGCATGGCAGCTTTAGCGACCATGCGCAACCTTCAAGACTTTCAGTAGACAAGCCCGGCTTGTGTTGCCTGAGTCAATCTAAGTGTGCTTAGTTAACCCACATGAATTCTAAGCAGGCTTATAGCGAGGACGACCTGCTGCCCGTCAGCAAGGCTGCTGCGGTCATCGGAGTCCATGCGCAGACCCTACGCAACTACGAGGCCGCCGGCTACATCGGCGCGACCCGAACCCCGGGCGGCGAGCGACGGTTCCGGTTCGGTGATCTCGTCGAGCTTCGGGACAACCCGCCGGAGCTGTATGTGCGGAAGCCGAAGGCGAGCGCGGCCGCATGAGCTTCGATGCGGAGTTCTATGCGCAGCTCGAGCGGGCGCGGACGTTCGACGAGGTGCAGCGGCTGAGCGATCTGCAGGAGCAGCGGGCGAGCGAGCGGCGCGAAGAGGCACGGTCGCGGTCTGCGGTGGCGATGCTGTGGCTGCTCGCGGTGGCGGGCGTGGTGCTAGTCACGTGGGTTCTGGGCCGGTATGGGGCTCTGTCGGACTCGCTTGTGGTCGGGTTCGCGTTCGGCCTCGGGGTGTCGGCGCTGCTTCGCCTGGTGCGCATTCTCCGGCGCGACTGACCACTTTCCCCCTGTCTGGTCGCGGCGTGGTGCGGCCGATTCCCAATCGAAGAAACGAACCGAGGGCAACGGTTATGAAGGCATGGATTCAGCGACGCCGGAAGGCGCGTCGCGAGGTGGTACGGGAGCGTGTGGCGTCTCCGCGGCTGTTCGAGCTCGATGACGAGCGTGATGAGGGTCGTGTGGTGGAGCTGGGGCAGTTCCTGGTGGATCAGGGGTGGCCGGCGAACGCGTTCACCGCGCATGCGGTGGTGGAGTTCGAGCGGGCGGTGCGGCGCCGGTACGTCGAGGTGCGTGGTGTTGAGCCTCCGCGCGCTCACGGCGGCTGGGTGTACCGCGGATATGCGGACTGGTTGCTGGTCATGGCGGTGTACGAGGAGTCGATCGGTGTGCTGGCTGAGCAGCTGGCGCACGAGAACGTCCCGGGGTCGCTGTCGTCGACGAGCAGCATCGCGGTCCTCGGGAGCGAGTCGTGAACCCGCTGGCGCGGTGCACCCGGAAGGACGAGGCGGGGCGAGCGTGCAAGGCGGAGCGGTTCCACTGGGGCGAGTGCCTGTTCACGCTGTCGGGCGGTGAGGTCCGGTGAGTGCGCTGGAGACGACGGTGGCCGAGTTGAGGGCGCTTGGTCTGGGGCCGAAGCCGGCGGCGGAGCATGTCGCGCTGCAGTCCGAGGCGGCGTCGTGATGGCCGCGGTCGAGACGGAGTCTGTGCTCGAGGTGATCGAGGCGTTGGACTTCGAGCCTGAGGTGCGGTGCGCAGCTGTACGGCCCGGCCACGGAATGCCGCAGTGCGAGCAAGAGGCGAAGTGGTACCTCACGTGTCGGCAGGTCGGTTGTGGGCTCACGATCCCGTTCTGCGACGAGCACCTCGAGCTTGCTCGCACGCTGGCGATGCTCAACGGGGGCATGCGCTGCTCTGAGTGCAGAGTGCCGTCGCGAACGTTCGCGGCAGGGGTGCGGGTCACACCTATCAGGGGGCGTCGCTGATGGGCGCCGTGGTGGGGGTCGATGCGTCGATCTCGTCGACGGGGCTCGCGGTGCTGGGTGCGGGTGAGCCGGAGTTCCGGCGGGTGCAGACGCGGCCGCGCGGTGAGGACATCGCGTCGCGGGTGGGTCGGCTGCGGGAGTCGGTGGTGAAGCTCACCCGGGCGCTCGACTCGATCCTGTACGCGGCGCCGGCGGCGGAGGTGGATCTCGTCGTGCTGGAGATGCCGGCCTTTGGGAAGAGCAACGGGCAGACGCACATGCTCGCGGGGCACTGGTGGTTGACGGTGCATGCGCTGGAGAAGTACGCGCCGGGCCGGGTGACTTCGGTGGCGACGACGACGCTCAAGAAGTTCGCGACGGGGAGTGGTCGGGCGGACAAGGCGGACGTCCATTCGGCGGCTGTGAGGGCGTTCCCGGGGCGGATCCCGGCGGACTTCAAGGCGGGGAACGACATCGCGGATTCGGCCGTCCTGGCGTCGATGGGCGCGGTGTGGCTGGGGCGTGAGTTTGGCGGCGTGTTCGCGCCGTCTGGGATGGCGAGCGTGCAGGCGGTGCGCTGGCCACGGATCGAAGGAGAGATGAGATGAGCGTGAAGCTGAAGGCGGCGCTGCCGAAGGACGACGAGGCGAACGGACTCGACGACGGCGTGCGCGACGAGCTCCTGGCGGACCCGCGGAAGCTGCGGGTCGGGCTCGTGGTGTTCGCGGTGGAGGAGACGACGAAGTCGCTGGCGACGGGTCAGGAGACGCCGAAGCTGCGGATCGAGCGGATCGAGCTGCTGACGGATGCCGAGGAGGCGGATGACGCGGTGCGTCGGATTCAGGCCCTGTCCGAGGTTCGCACGGGGAACAGCCCGCTGCCGGGTGGGAAGGGTAAGGCTGAGGCCGCGCTCGACTTCGACGGCGACGACGACTTCCCGGACGCAGCATGAGCCCCGTGCTGGAAGCACTCGAGCAGCGTGCCGGCGCCTCGTCGACGGATCGTCCCGCGTGGCTGTCGCAGCGGCACCACGGTGTCACGGCGACCGACATCGCGAAGCTCATGCGGGCTACGCCTCTCGGCCGGCGGCGACTGATCGAGGACAAGGTCGCGGGCAAGGAACTGAATCTCTCGTTCCGGCGCGCGGCACGCTGGGGAACGGTCCGGGAGGCATACATCGCGGACTGGCTGCGTCGCCGGTTCAACGTGGAGGCGAACGACCGACTGTTCCGGGGCGCGGGCAACGAGCGTCATCTCGCGACACCGGATGGCATCGGCATCGACTTCGATGAGCGAGTCACGGCGTCGGAAATCAAGACGGGCGAGGACGACCTGACGCCCGGCCCGGCCGAGGCGATCGTGGATGGCGTCCTTCGAGTGGATCTCGTCGATGACGCGTTCCGGCGGACGAGCGAGTTTTGGAGGAAGGGCTACTACGACCAGGTGCAGGGGCAGATCCTCGTGCTCGCCGCTGACCGCGGGCGGTTCACGTGGGAGCAGCACGACGGGGACTGGTCGGGCTGGCCCGAGCGTGGGCCTGCGCCGCTTGAGGCGGAGCCACGGACGGTGATCATCCCGCGGGATGACTTCCGCATCGACGAGCTCGTGATGACAGCGGATGTGTTCCTGTCCGATCTCGATGCGGCTTTCGCGGCAGGAACGGCGGACGTGGATCCGTTGCTCGAGGCGCTGCTGCGGGAGGACATCGCCGCGGCTGCGGCAGCGAAGGCTGCCCGTGCCGCGCTCGAGGCGTACGTCGCGGCGAACTCGATCGAGTCGTACCGGTCGGAGGTCGGATCGGTGTCCTACGCAGCAGGCAAGGGTCGCACGGCGTTCGATCAGGCCGCATTCAAGGCGGCGCATCCCGCGCTCGCGCAGGAGTTCATGAGGACGTATCCGCCGGGGAAGCCGACGCTGCGCGTTACCCCGGCGAAGAACGAAGGAGCAGATGGTGGCAACGAAGACTGAGGTCACGGACCGGGTGCAGCACGCGAACCTCGCAGCCGCGCTTGCGGCGGTGCAGACGGAGATCCCTTCGGTGGCGAAGGGGAACACGGCTCAGGTCGCGAGCCAGAAGGGCTCGTACTCGTACCGGTACGCGGACCTCGCGGAGATCACGCCGCTGATCCTGCCGCTGCTGGGTAAGAACGGGCTGGCGTTCTCGGCTCAGCCGACGATCGTCGGGGACGCGTTTGTGCTGCACTACACGCTCGCGCACGAGTCGAGCGAAGCGATCGAGGGCATCTACCCGCTGCCGGATCCGACGCATGCGCGTCCGCAGGAGATCGGGTCGGCCATCACCTACGCCCGCCGGTACGCGCTGTGCGCCGTCACGGGAGTTGCTCCCGGCGGCGACGACGATGACGCCGCATCTGCGAACGAGCGGCCGGCGGCGGCGCGCAAGCCGCGCCAGTCGAAGCCTGCGGAGCCGGTGCAGCGTCCGATCGAGACGCCCATCTATGCGTCGAGGAACTGGGCGGCGGACATCATGGACGCAAGGACCGTCGAGGATCTGCGCGGCGTGTACGAGGCAGCGGAGAAGGCCGGGGAGGTCGGGCGCCAGTTCGATCCGGAGTACCAGCGATTCCTCGACGAGGTCGTGTCCATGCATGAGCTGCAGGCGCCTCCCGCTGGGGTGTCCGTGGGTCAGATGCTCGGTGCGGTGCGGAAGGCGATCGAGGCGCGGCCGAAGGCGGCAGAGAGCGAGCCGCGCCCGGAGTCGGCGGACCCCGTGCCGAGCGACGACACGCCGATGTGGGAGACGGCGACGATCCCGAACGGTGACGAGTCATGAGCGCGCGCGCCGAGATGCTCGTCGAGCGAGCAGAGCTCTGGCTCAAGAACGCGGTCACTGCGCAGGCGAACGAGGGCGACCTGAAGAACGAGGAGCTGGCGGCGGCGTACGCGGCGATCGCTCAGGTGCACGCGACGCTCGCCCTCGTAGAGCAGACCGCCGCGCTCGTCCGGCAGGGCGCCCCCGAGGTGGCAGAGAAAGTCGCGTGGGAGCCGGGTGGTGTCGGCGGAGCTGAGGAGGTCATCGAGTACGCGCTCGACTTCGGCAGCGGCCTCACGTGCATCAGCGAGGACCGTGCGGACGCCGACGAGATGCAGCTCGTCATTCCTGGAAGCGTGGTGCTCAGCCGCCGTGTGACTCGGAGCGAGTGGAGCGTGGCGTCATGAGCGCGGCGGATCTGTTGGAGGACTCGTTCCCGCACGCGACGCCGGCGGGGTACACGCTCGGCTGCCGTGGCGGGCACTGCCCGGGCCGTGAGCAGCACGGGATGTCGTGCTCGGAGGCGCGCACGAGGTATCACGGTGACTGGGCGTTCCGGCGCCTCGTCGAGCAGGGCGCGACTGCGGTCGAGCTGGGTGAGTTCGTCGCGGCGCAGCGCGCGGCTGAGGCGGCGTCGGATCGCGCGGGATCGGTGGTCGCGCGGAAGCCTGCACCGGCGCTGAGGCGGAAGCGGGTTCCGAAGACGGGGATCACGCGGAAGCGGTACACGAGCGCGGAGATGGATCGGATCCGTGAGCTGAACGCGTTGGGCTGGAACGACACCCGGATCGGTGCCGAGTTGGGTCGTCCGGCGAACTCGGTGCGTGACCGGCGGGTCGAGATGGGTCTCCCGACTCGTCCACGTGTGTACGCCCGGCGAGGTGCAGCATGACCGGGCAGCCTACGGCCGCGACCTCGGTCTCGCTCGGTGCCGTGCAGGTGCTGCGGGACACGATCGGTCTGCAGAATGTCGACCCGAAGGACGAGCTGCAGATGCAGCTGGCTCAGACCGTGCAGGAGCTCGGCCAGGGTGCGACGTTTGGCCAGAGGGTGGTGGCGCTCCGGTTCGTGTTCGCATGGCACCTGCGCGACGCCGGTGAGGTGTTCGCGACGTCGAAGGCGGACTACGAGGCGCATATGGCCCGTCTCAAGACGCGGTTCCTGGCGGAGCCGAAGATGTCGGTCGCGAAGGCCGAGGTGATGGCGGAGGCGGACGACGAGTCGTACCGGCTGAAGCTGGCGTACCTCGTGGCGGAGCAGCGGGAGCGTGCGATGCGGAAGTTCCTCGATGCGCTGGAGTCGGCGCTCGACAACCACAGGACGGACCGTGCCGACCTGCGTGCGGGTGACCGTGCGCACGCTCAGGGGATCGGTGGAGGTGCGTGATGAGTGGGTTCTTTGGGCATCCGGTGGTGCGCGCGGGCCTCCTGGTCTTGGGCTTCGCGGTGTGGTGCGCGCTGGTGATCTGGATCGGGGCGGAGCGATGAGGTCAGCGCATGATGCCGCGGATAGTGAGGCGCACGGCTTCCTCGAAGTCATCGTGGCGGGCGTCCGACCCCGGCTTGAAGTAGCCCCGGTCGTCTCGCTTGATGGTGCCGAGGGGCATCCCGTCGTTGCGGACATGCCAGGTGTTCTCGTCGGTCTGCTTGAGGCTGATCTGCGAGTACGGGCCGTCGTCGAACGGGATGTACTTCGGGTAGTCGGGTCGAGTCACAGCCGCACTCTATCGGCGGTGACACCGTGAGCGCACTGACGATCGGGTCGCTCTGCTCCGGGTATGGCGGTCTCGACCTTGCCGTGGAGTCGTTCTTCGGTGCCGAGACGGCGTGGTTCGCGGAGTACGAGGACGCGCCGTCGAAGGTGCTCGAGAACCACTGGCCCGGTGTTCCGAACCTGGGCGACATGACCAAGATCGACTGGTCTTCGGTGGAGCCGGTCGCCATCGTCACTGGTGGCACGCCCTGCCAGGACCTATCCGCCGCGGGCCGTCGCCGCGGCATGACCGAGGGCACCCGCTCGAATCTGTGGGTGCAGATGCGCGAATGCATCGCCGCGGTCCAACCCTCAATCGTCATCTGGGAGAACGTCCGTGGAGCATACTCAGCGCACGCCACTAGCGAAGTGGAACACGAACCGGGATTGCTGGGAGAGCCTTACGGACCCGGCCGACCTGCTCTCCGGGCTCTTCACCGTGTACTCGGCGACCTTTCCGATCTCGGGTTCGATGCGGAATGGGTCGGTGTACGCGCGTCCGACGCAGGTGCCCCGCATGGACGGTTCCGGGTCTTCGTCGTTGCCTACGCCGACGGCTCGCGACGCGGCAGCCTCGGGAGGTTCGACGCCTTCGGACGTGACGTTGACGGACGCGGTCGTGCGGACGGAGCTCGGGTCGCGGGAGAATCCGCGGCACGCGCTGCTGAAGACGCCAACGTCGCAGCTCGCGGTGAACGGCGGATCGCAGCATCCGGAGAAGCGGAAAGCGGGCGGGCATGGTCCGACGCTGGCAGACGAGGTGGAGCACCTGCTGCCGACGCCGACGCTGCAGGACGGATCGAACACGGCAGGACCGTCACAGCTCGTGCGGAACACCGTTCCGCTGAACACGCTAGTCACGCTCCTGCCGACCCCGAGCGCGTCGGTGACGAACGATGGCGAGGACACGACCTCGTGGCTGGCGCGCCGAGAGCGAGTGAAAGCCACGGGGGTGAATGGGAACGGCATGGGGATGCCTCTGACGATCGCGGCGCAGCTGCTGTCGAGTGGGGTCCCTACGAGTCCGCGATCCGACGCTGGGAGCGAGTTCTTGGACGAGTAGCGCCGGCGCCGACGAACCCTGATGGTAAGGGCGGTGCTCACCGTCTCGCGCCGGAGTTCGTCGAGTGGATGATGGGTCTCCCGGCTGGTCACGTCACCGGCGTTGGGATCTCACGCTCGGAGGAACTGAAGGCGCTCGGAAACGGTGTGGTCCCGCAGCAGGCAGAGCTCGCCCTGTCGATCGTGTGGCCTCGTCTCGTTGACGTGCGAGAGGCGGTCGCAGCGTGAGCGCACTGAGGTCGTTCTCGGCGCACTACCTGATCGGGGTGGATGCGTTCGGTGAGGGGTGCGCGTGCGGCGAGCGACGCCTGCACATCGTGGAGCACTTCGCCGACCTCGCGCTCGCTGAGCTTGAGGCGGAGGCAGCCTGACGTGAACACGACACCGAAGGCTGTGCTTGCCGAGCTCGACCGCCGCGACGGGCACGTGTGCGCGTGGACGGGTGAGGACACCGGCCGGCTGGTGCCTCAGCACCGGCAACGGGGCATGGGCGGCAGGGCCGGCCTGCACCGGCTGTCGAACCTGGTGTGGCTCGATTCGGTGATCAATGGGCTGATCGAGTCCGATCCGGCCTGGCAGGCCGAGGCGTTGCGGCGGGGGATCAAGATCAGCGGGTTCGCGGACCCGGAGGAGGAGCCGGTCGAGCATGCGGTGCTGGGTCGGGTGCGGTTGAAGGATGACGGCGCGTGGGTGCCTGACCGGGTGGTCCCGGTCGACGAAACATGGAAGGTGGTGAGTGGCTGATGGGGCGACCGAAGTCGAAGGGGCCGTACGTGCCGCTCGCGGCGCAGTACTTCATGGATGACGCGATCCTCGAGGCGGGGCCGGATGCGGAGCTGCTGTTCGTGCGGTGCCTGTCGTTCCTGGCGTCGGTCTCGTCGGACGGTTTCATCACCGAGCGGCAGATGACGAACATCGTCGGGAACGGTCTGCGGGCGGTCCCGCGGCGGGTGAAATCGCTTGTGGAAGTCGGTCTGATTGAGCCGGTTTCGGGCGGGTTTCTCGTCCGTTCTTGGCTCAAGTGGAACAAAAGTGCCGATGAAATCGGAAAGTTGCTTGCGAAAGACCGTGAGCGCAAGTCGCGGAAACTCGCGGAAGATGACGCTAATTCCGTACGGAATGACGCTGGAATCCAATCGGATTCCGAGGACCAGTACAGAGCAGTACAGAGCAGTACAGATAACTCACCTAACGGTGAGTCTTCGTCGGACGCCGTTGGCGCCGACGCGGCCGAGTACTCGGATGAGGTGAAGCGGCTGTGCGGTCTGCTGGCGGAGCTCGTTCGGGCGAATGGGCACAAGGTCGGCGCGGTGGGTGTCACGTGGTGGCAGGCGTGCGAGCGGCTGTTCCGCATCGATGGGTACACGGCGGAGCAGATCGAGTGGCTGATGCGGTGGGCGACGTCGGACGAGTTCTGGGCGGCGAATATCCGCTCGATGCCGAAGTTCCGGGAGAAGTTCTCGACGTTGAAGGCGCAAGCGCAGGCGAACCCGCATGGGCGCGGCCGGTCGTCGGCGCAGCGGCGGGAGCTGCAGGCGCTCGAGTTGGTGGCGCGATACGAGGAGGAAGAACGAAATGCAGAAGTCGGAAGCGGCGAAGGTGCTCACGTACGTGTCGGCGGTGGAGGGGCGGGAGGTCACGCCGCTCTCGATCGAGGCGTGGCATGAGTTGCTGGCCGATGTTGAGTACGTCGACGCGGTCGAGGCGATGAAGGAGCACTACCGGGCCGAGTCGCGGCGGCTGTGGCCGTCGGACATCCGACGCGCGACGGTCGATGACTTTGGACGGGACGAATGGATGCACCGGGCATGAGCGTGAACGTGGAGCGGATGGTGGTCGGGGCGGTGATGCTCGACGGCCGGATGATGCGGGAGGCGGCGCAAGAGTGCGCACCGGTCGACTTCGCTGATGGTCGTCTGGGGCAGCTGTTCGCGGGGATGGCGTCGATGTACGCGAACCGTGAACCGATCGACGTGATCACCGTGTCGGGGCGTCTCGTTGACTGGGGTGTGCGGGGTGTGTCGGTCGCTGACCTGCACGAGTGGGTGTCGGAGGTGCCGACGGCGGCGAACGTCGGGTATTACGCGGCGCAGGTGCGGCGGGCCGCGCTGCAGCGGGGCGCGAACGTGGTCGCGGCGCACATGCGGCAGCGGCTGGCTGAGATGGGCCCTGAGCTCGTGATCAGTCAGGCGTTGGAGGAGCTGCGGGATCTGCAGGAGCAGCACACGATCGACGAGCTGTCGGCGATGACGCTGCATGAGCTGCTCGGCGCGGACGTTGAGTACGACTGGGTGATCGACGGCCTGCTCGAGCGGCGCGACCGGCTGATGCTGACCGGTGGTGAGGGTGCGGGGAAGTCGACGTTCATCCGGCAGATGGCGATCACGGCGGCCGCGGGCATTCACCCGTTCCGTGAGTACCCAATCGAGCCGTCTCGGGTGCTGGTGATCGACGCGGAGAACACGGAGGTTCAGTGGGGTCGTGAGACGCGGAAATGGGCGGGGTCGCTGGATCAGCTCGGCGCGGGGGACCCTTCGGAACGGATGCACGTGTCGTGTGTCCGCCGGCTCGATCTGACGCGAGACATGGATCTCGGGATGGTGCACCGGCTGGTGGACCAGTACCGGCCGGATGTGCTGTTCATCGGGCCGCTGTACCGGCTGACGCCGCGCGCGATCAACAACGACGATGATGCGGCACCGCTGCTGGCGTCGCTGGACACGTTGCGGGATCGCGGTCTGGCGCTGGTGATCGAGGCGCATGCGGGGCACGCGACGAACGCGACGGGGGAGCGGGATCTGCGGCCTCGCGGGTCGGCGGCGCTGATGGGGTGGCCGGAGTTCGGGTACGGGCTGCGGCGGAACCGGAAGAACCCGCTGCATGTGGACATGGTGCGGTGGCGCGGTGACCGTGACGCGCGTGGGTGGCCGTCGAAGTTGGGCAAGTCGAACGTGCAGGGGCAGCAGCGGTGGCCGTGGCGGCCGGTGGATTGATCGAGGGAAGGGATCGGGAAGATGGCGAAGATCGTGGTGGAGAACGCGACCGTGGAGCGCGTGTTCGAGACACGCACGGGGTCGGTGGGTGTGTCGTTGAAGGAGTCGTACACGCCGAAGAACGGCGGGGAGGTGCGGCATTCGTGGTTCACGGCGTGGTTCGACCGGCATCCGCAGGTCGAGGTGGGGCAGGTGGTGTCGGTGTCGGGGTTCCATTCGGCGCGGACGCGGACGTATGACAGCGCGTCGGGGCCGAAGACGTCGGTGGATGTGTCGGTGAATTCGGCGCGGTTGATCGATTCGGCGCCGCCGATCGCGCCGGCGCCGTCGGATGGGTCGGATCTGGCGTACCCGGACGAGGTGCCGCCGGAGGACCCGTACGCGAGTGGGGGTGACCTGGGGTGGTGAGCGAGAGGCGATCAGTCTTCGACGGGCGCGCGGTGTCGGCGCGACAAGATGACGCCGACCACGACGAGTGCCGCGGCGATGAGCGGCATGAGTGGGGAGGCGCGGAAGTTGTCGGGCCAGAGCGCGAAGTAGACGATGCCGGCGAGCACGGTGAGTCCGGCGTAGATCAGGGTGTCACGCTGGCGGCCGACCCCGCCCATGAGGAGGGTGACAACGCCGAGGGCGACGACGACGAGCGAGACGATCGTGGACAGGGCCATGGCGGTAACTCTAGGGCTCTGCCTCGTCCAGTGCAGCCATCGCGCCGGAACGAGGTGCCTCGCAGGGACCGTATGCGTGCCGCCCTGGTGGCTGCTCGGGAGGCTCGGGAGGTGCGGTCATGACCCGCGCTTGCCTGCGAGGGTGCACGACGCCGGAGGGCGACCCCCGGGAGGCCGCCGCGGGGTCGTATCTCTGCGACCGGTGCGCACGCCGGCTACGGCACCACCTCGTCGAAGCCCCGGACCTGTGCGTCCGCATCCGGGCAACGATCGACCCGATGAAAGCGCAGGTGTACGACCGGGAGAAGCTCGGCGGACCGATGTCGTCGGAGTCGCGGCCGCCGATGTCGCTCGACGCCATCGAAGCCGCAGACGAGGTGTACGCGATCCTGACGTACTTCGCTGAGGTGTTCGGGGACGACATGGTGTACCGCACGCACACGTTCGCCGCCGGCGTCGACGGCCCGGACGTGTACCACCTGGCGAAGCTGCCCGCCGGCTACCTGCTCGAGCAGCTGCCCGGGATCGTGAACGACCACCGGGTGGATGGGTTCGCGCGCGCCGTGCTCGGGCCGGCCGTTGACGAGGACTCGTGGACGATCGCGATGGCGTTGCGGAGGTGGCCGGATCACATGCCGGACCGGTGGGCGAAGCAGCCGTGCCCGCGGTGCGAGCAGCGCACGGTGCGGGTGCGGGCGCCGCGGATGCTGGGCGACACGACGGTGTTCTGGTGCGCGAACGAGGCGTGCGCGTGGGAGCCGCCGGCGGATGAGGTCGCGCTGTGGTCGGAGTACTTCGGGATCAGGTCGCACGAGCACTCGTGGACGCATCTGCCGGAGTGGCCGGCGGGTGAGGTGCGCTGCGGGTGCGGGTCGCGCGCGGTGGAGACGGGTGAGGGGTTGCGGATGATCGAGGAGGCTGTCGCGTGAGCGAGGCGAATGGGACGCGCTGCTGCGCGCTATGCAAGAGCCCGTATGGGCATGTGGCGGCTGCGGGGCGGTGCTGCCACCCGCTGACGGCCGAGGAGCTGCGGGACGGTCTGCGGGCCGCTCAGGCGGCCGCAGGGCCGCGAGAGGAGACCGGACGATGACCATGCTGACGCTCAATCAGACGCTGCTGACCATCACGCTCGAGAACGCGAAAGTCGGGACGCAGATGGCCGCGGGGTGCATCGATGACGACGGTACGGCACGCGTCGAGCTCGTCGAGCGGCTCGAGGTGGGATGGCGGAACCTGACCACCAAGGAGCAGGCGACATCGATCGACCTCGCGCAGAAGTTCGACGACCTCGTCGTGACTCAGCTGCCGACGGCGAAGCACGAGGACCAGACGATCAGCGTCCCGCGCCCACACGTGCCGCATGGTCCGCGCGACGTGCCCGCGCACGTGGCAGACGCGCGATATCTTCGCGAGGCCGCGCATCACATCCGTGACGGGTACGCCGTCGGCGGGTACAACCTGACGAGCACGGTCATTCGGCTGCTGCTCGACGCTGCTGAAGCGCTCGAGTCCACCGATGGGTGACGCGTGGCTGACGCTCGAGGAGGCCGCGAAACGCGTCGACCGCGGCGGCAGCACGATCCGACGGTGGATCGCCGACGGGCAGCTGCGCCGCTTCCCGAACGGCCGCGTCCTCGAATCCCAACTGCTCGCCACGGATGCCCGGATGCGGGCGCGCGTGGGCCGGCCGTCGGGGCAGCGGGTGCCGCTCGTCGTCGACGGCCGTCAGGTCGGGCACGTGACTATCCGACCCGACGGGCAGATCAGCGGGAAGATCACCGACACACCGGAAACGTGAACATCGCGAACAGCGCTCTGGTAACATAGAACCGTCGAATTGGCCCCGAGATCAGGACTTAAAGTTCTGCTCGGGGCCTTCGTCGTATCCACCGTGCCCTCGGTGGCCGCGGGGCAGGGAACCGGTGGGGGATCGTGTGCCTGTCCCGCGAAGACTTCCTGGTGCTGTAGCTGCGGCGTCCAGCCAGGACCATCCCGTGGCGTAGCGCTCTCGCAGCGTGTCCGCGCGGGTACGGCTCACCGGTACCGTCTCGCCGCGGGAACCGGTCAGGGGGCAGGCGTGTCCACCCAACCCCTGCACGCATAGCTATCCGCTCAGCCCACCTGTGAGCTGTTGAACATTCGCGGCGACGTCGAGGGTGCCGGCGGTGGCACCGCCAATCCAGCTCACGAACGGGACGACGTTGCGAGCGGCACGGCGAATGCGGGAAGCCAAATCGCCGGACTGGCCTTGCTTATCGAGGTCGTCAGCGATTTGGTTCAGCACGCCGAAGAGTTCGTTGATGCGTCTGATGAGATCCACCCCGCCGAGCGCGCGGTGCTCGCTGAGCACAGTTCTGACTGACGTGGTCAGGTGGAACAGGTAGTTGCGGACGGGTTCGGTGAGGTCCATCGTCGGATCACGGAGCAGGTCCTCGACGGCGTCCAAACCGCTGGTGACACGGCCTTCGAGGTCGTGATCCATCCGCACAGCGAGTGTCGAATCGTCGAGCCGGTCGGCCAGCGCTCGAAGCTGATCAATCTGCAGCTCGGAGATGAGCTGCTGACGTGAGGATTGACCGGCACCCCAGGTGAGGTCTGGCGCGAACACGCCCCGGGCCCAGTAGCCAAACGCTCGCTGGTAGTGGTCGACCCTTCGGCCGGTGGCCTCCATCGCTAAGAGGGCCTGCCGCACCTCGCCGAGCAGCTGGGCCGCTTCGCTGTGCTTCACCCACTCCTCTGCCGCCGTCGCACCGTTGTTCATGCCGCGCGACTGATAGACGGTGCTCCCCTTCGCGACGCTCGCCCAGTCTTCGAGGATGTCGGCCAGGACCGATGCAGGGTTTGTCGCCATGAGCGAAGCGTAGGGCATGCGACCCACTCGAGGAGGCAGCGTGGGCACGATGTGCTGGCTCATCGTCCTCGGCGCCGTGGTCGCCATCGTCGCCGCCCCGCACCCTGAGCGGCACCGCTCACGGCCCGGCCCGTCGTGGTTCGACATCCTGCCGACGCTCAAGGCTGGTGGGCAGCGGGTGCGGCGGCGCCGCTAACCGCCGCGTGTCGCACCGGCCCGATATGGTGTCCGCATGACCACTTCCGCTGCATATCCGCGCCCGACCGATCGCCGGCTCGCGAAAGCGTTCGATGACGCGCTCACCCGCGGGTATGAGATCCGGTACGCGGACGAGACGCGGGTGGTCGTGTACCGGAAGAACCAGTGGGGATGCGGCGGCCTCCTCTTCCTGATCCTGCTCGGCGTGCTCACGGCGTTCATCGTCCCGCTGATCCTGCTGATCCTCGGAGCGTTCTCGCCCAGCGGGCAGACGATCACGTACGAGCTGAAGCCGAACGGCAAGCTCAAGAAGAAGACCCGAGCCGCATAACCTCACCTGCACGACTCCACGCCCCGGACGGACACCCCGCCCGGGGCGTTCCCATTCCCCCGGGGGAGGCGGCCATGGCAGCGAAACGCGCCCGCGACGGCAGAGGGCACCGTGCGTACCGCCGGCAACAGGCGGCACTGAAGCGCCGCACGAAGGAATACGACCTGCCGTGCGGGTACGGTTCCCCGTCCGGCTGGGGATGCGGTGAGCACATCGACACCGACCTCGACTCGAAACACGCGATGTCGTTCACGGCCGACCATGACGAAGCGCTCGCGAACGGCGGCCGACTCGTCGGGCAGGTACTCATCCCCATGCACCGCCGCTGCAATAGCCGGAAGAACGACCACGCCGTCGTAGAGATCTGGGAGGCATCATGAACACCAGCCACAAGGTCGACGTCATCGTCGCGACCGACGGTCCAGCACCTGAGCTCGACTACCAGGAGCCGGCCGAACCCATCGAGCAGGTCGATGTCACCCCCGACCCGCACCGACGCATCATCTTCCTCGCCGAGACCAAGCAGGCCGGGTACGACGAAGCCCGCGCCCTCGGCATCGAACCCGTCGCCGTGATCACACCCCGCAGCCTCGACGCAGCACGCGGCATCGAAGCCGACGCACTCATGGACTCGTCCACCCTGGCGCCGGAGATGCGGGACCAGCTACTCCCGCACGCCCTCCCATCCATCGCGACGACCGAGACCGACTGATGGCCGCCATCGCAGCGACCCTGACCGGACGCATACTCATCCAGATCGGGGACAGCGATCCTGTCGAGGTCGGCACCGTCGACATCCCGATCCACGTCAGCACTGCACCGACACCCGTGACACGCGACAACGTAGGCACCACCGAGCCCCACGAGCGCCTCACACGCAGTGTGACCGTCCCACCCGGGTACAGAGGCTAACCACCCCCACCCCAGACAGACACAACGCCCGGGCGCCGCTCAAAAAAATCCAGCGACGCCCTCCGGCTGCCCACCTCCCGCGCGTGCCTGGCAGTTTTCTCCCCGCTCCGTTTCGTGTTTCGCACTGAATCGAAGCTCGCACCAATTCGGAGGTGTTGAATGCCGCGTGCGAAGGCGCCGTGTGGGACATATACGGCTTACAAGCGGCACTTGAAGGAGAAGGTGCCGGTGGATAGTGCGTGCCGGGAGGCGCAGCGGGCTCATGATGCTGGGCGTTCGACGTCGGGTGCTGCTCGGGTGGCGAGGGCGGCGAAGGTCGCGAAGCCTGCGGCGGCGGCACCGGATGTGCCGTTGGCTCCGGCGCCGGTGACGGATGAGGGGCATGTTTCTCGCGTGGAGATCCTCAAGGAGATGTTGGAGGAGTCGCGCGAGCTCGTGAAGACGCTGCGTCGGAATGATCCTCAGCGTGCGTACCTGCAGATGCGGGAGCAGCGGGAGATTCTGCGGGAGCTGTCGGAGTTGCAGGGTAATGGGCAGGTGAAGGGGGTCACGCTGAATGACCAACTTGCCGAAGCTCGAGCTCGTAGGCTCGCAGCGGCCGAGGCTTCATAGGCTGCCGCCGCGGGCGGGGTCGCTCGGGGATGACGCGCTGGACCTGTGGTATCTCGCGGGGAAGCGCAGCGATCCGTGGCAAGCGCTGTCGCTCGACTCGATTTTCTCGGTTGATGAGGCCGGCCGGTGGGTGTGCACGGAGCATGGTGAGCTGGTCGCACGGCAGAACGGCAAGGGTGACGTGCTGTCGCCGGCGACGCTGGCGCACCTGTACTTGTGGCCGAAGCCGGATGGTGAGCCGAAGACGATCGTTCACACGGCGCACCAGTTCAAGACGGCGCGTGAGGCGTTCCTGAGGTTGCGGCGGGTGATCACCTCGTCGTCGGCGTTGATGGGTGAGGTCACTCGGATCTCGACCGCGCATGGCGAGGAGGGGTTCGAGCTCGCGAACGGTAACCGGCTGCTGTACCTGGCGAGGTCGGCGAACTCGGGCGTCGGCTTCACGGTCGACGTGTTGGTCGTCGATGAGGCGCAGCAGATGTCACAGGCCGCGCTGGACGCGCTGCTGCCGACGATGTCCGCGGTCGAGAACACGCAGATCATCTACACAGGCACGGTGCCGGATGAGCTGAACGACTCCGAGGTGTGGGAGGGTGTCCGCGATCGTGGCCGGTCGGGGTCGGATCCTCGGACGGGCTGGATGGAGTTCAGTCCGGAGGGGTCGGATGATCCTGATCGGGCCGAGCGGATCGATATCCGGGACGAGCGGAACTGGGTCGCGGGGAATCCCGGCCTCGGTCATCGGCCGGGGCTGACGCGGGAAACGATCGAGGATGAGATCTCGCGGCTCTCGCCGGACTCGGTGCGGCGTCTGCGGTTGAGCGTGTGGCCGAACCGGCGCCCGGTGCAGGCCGCGAAGCTGTCCGAGCTGGATCTCGATGTGTGGAAGCGGCATGCACGCGACGACGCCGCGGTCTCGGGCGATGGTGTGGTGCTGTCGCTGGCTCTGGGTCGCGGCGGCGGCTACGGCACGATCGGCGCGGCCGTTCGCGCTGACTCGGAGAGCATCGCCGTGGAGCACCTGCACACCGATCGCGGGACGCTGTGGATCGCGCCGATGCTGAAGAAGCTGAAGGCGGAGCACGGGAACGCGCTCGTCGTGCTCGACCCGAAGAACGCGGCGTCGGTGCTCGGTGCGCTCGAGGCGGCGGGGGTGAAGTACCTCGCGATGAATCTCGACGAGATCGCCGCGGCGCACACGCTGTTCATCGAGCACGTGAACGCCGGACTGGTTCCGCACCGGAAGCAGGACGAGGTGACGAAGTCGCTGGAGCTCGCGACGACGAGGAACATCGGCCGCGCCGGCGTGACGTGGGAGCAGTCGGACAAGACGAAGCCCGTCTCGATGGCGCAGGCCGTGACGTGGGCGCTGTGGGGCGTTCTGAAGGCTGAGGCGTCTCCGAAGAAGCGAACTCCGCCGCCGCCGGCTGGTGCGGTGCTGCGACGCGATGACGTCGCTCGAGACGAAGTGAACCTGGCGACGCTCCGGTTCTGACACATGAGGAGGTCCGCCCTTGCCCGAGATCGGATATCAGGCGGACCCCAGTGTGGTCACGTGGGGTGCGTTGCTGGCATGGACGTACGAGAAGAACCCTGACCTGCAGTGGCCTAAGTCGATCGATGTGTACGACCGGATGCGGCGCGAAGACCCGCAGGTGAAGTCGGTCGTGCGGGCGGTGACGCTGCCGATCCTCCGAACCCGGTGGGAGATCGACGGCACCGGCTGTCGTGAAGAGGTCACGGAGCATGTCGCGAACGACCTGGGTCTGCAGATCAAGGGGAAGGCGTTCAAGGCGCCACTGCGGTCGAAGGGCCGGTTCTCGTTCCCGGAGTTCCTGCGGCTTGCGCTGCTGGAGCTGGTGTACGGGCACTCGATCTTCGAGCAGGTGTACTCGTACGACGACGCAGGCCGTGCGCACCTCGCGAAGCTCGCGTGGCGGCCTCCACGCACGATCTCTGACATTGAGGTCGCGAAGGACGGCGGGCTCGTCGCGGTGAAGCAGAAGGGTCTCCCGGGAGGACTCCGTCAGGGGATGTTCGTCGGCCGATCGTTCGATGAGATCCGCATCCCCGTGGACCGACTGGTGGTGTTCGTCAACGAGCGTGAGGGAGCGAACTGGTACGGCGAGTCGCTGCTGCGCGCCGCGTACAAGATGGCGATCCTGAAGGACCGTGTGCTGCGCATCCAGGCGCTCACCGCGGAGCGCAACGGCCTCGGGCTGCCTGTGGTTACCTCCGCGGCCCCGCCAGAGGGTGATGACTTCGACGCCGCGGTGAATTGGCTGGACGAGCAGATCGCCGCCGGCCTGAAGCAGGCGAAGGAAGCTCGGGCGGGCGACGCGGCTGGCCTGTCTCTGCCACACGGGGCGACGTTCCAGTTGGTGGGCGTGAAGGGCAACCTGCCCGACACGGACGCCGCGATCCGTTACTACGACGAGCAGATCGCTCGCGCGGTGCTCGCACACTTCCTGAACCTCGGCACCGAGACGGGGTCGTGGGCGCTGGGGTCGACGTTCGCGAACTTCTTCACGGACTCGCTGAACGCGGTCGCGCAGCACATCGCCGATGTGACGAACCAGCACGTGATCGAGGACCTTGTCGATCAGAACTGGGGCACGCAGGAGCCGGCGCCTCGTCTGGTGCCCGCGGCGATCGGTGAGCAGCAACCCGTGACGGCTGAGTCGATCCGTGCTCTGCTCGAATCGGGTGCGCTGACAAAGGACGCGGAGCTCGAGGAGTTCCTGCGGTCGAAGTATGGGTTGCCGGTGAAGGGCGAGGCGTCAGTCCAGGACGAAGGCACGGACGCGGAGCGCTCCCGGTTCGTCGCGGAGACCGCGCAGAAGGTCTACCTCGCGACCGACAAGCCGCCGCTGCGGCAGGACGAAGCGCGCGACATCATCCGGCGCGCCGGAGCGGATCTCAGCGGGGATGGCCCGGACGTGAGCCGCATTGCATCGAACGAGCCTGAGGAGGCCGCATGAGCCAGAACGTGAACACGCCGACGCGGCCTCGGGCTGCGGAACGCGCGAAGGCAGACCGCCGCGACCGGCGGTACTGGGGCGACATTGAACCGCCGAAGTCGAAGGTCGAGTTTTTCAACGCGGTCACGACTGCATCGGCTGACAGCGACGCGACGGTCGCCACGATCCGCATGTACGGCCCGATCGACTCGTGGGGTGGCTGGTGGGGGATCTCCACCGAGGACGTCGCCCGGGTGCTCGACGCGCTTCCCGCTTCTGTGGAGCAGATCATCCTGCGCATCAACTCGCCTGGCGGTGAGGTGTGGGAGGCGATGGCGATCCTGAACATGCTCGGCGCGCACCGCGCGGAGGTCACTGCTGTAGTGGACGGGCTGGCAGCGTCGGCCGCGTCGTTCATCGCCGCGTCTTGCCCAGAGACGGTGATGAGCCCCGGCAGTCAGATGATGATTCATTCGCCGTCGTCGATCGCGTGGGGCAACGCCGCCGAGATGCGGAAGACCGCCGATTTCCTCGACAAGCTGCAGCAGTCGATGGTCGAGGTCTACGCCGAGAAGGCCGGAGAGAAGGACTGGGCGTCGCTGCTCGAGGCAGAGACGTGGCTGACCGCGGCGGATGCGGTGGAGCTTGGCCTCGCGGACCGTGTGGACACCGTGCCGGACGCCGGTACCGCGGCGACCGTCGGCGACCAGGAAGACGAGGCGGACATCCTCATCTTCGCCCCTGAGGACACGGTCACCGACCGGATTCGTGCTGCCGCGGCGTCCGCGCGTGAGACGGCCCCGAAGCCCCCGAGCTCGACCGAGCCGGGTACCCCCAACCGAAAGGAGACCGTCGTGGCACACGACGACCCCCAGGCTGGCGTCAGTGAGCGGCTCGGCGTGACCGATGCCGAAGCCGCGGTGGAGACGGCACCGGCCGCCGCCGCGACGATCGAGACGCCGACCAGCACCACCCCCGCACCGTCTGCCGGGCTGCCGGAGGGGCTCGTCGCGATCGACGCGACGGTCCTCGCGCAGCTGCAGGACAACGCCCGCCAGGGTGCCGAGGCGCGGGCCGAGCAGGACCGGGTGCGCCGCGACGGCATTATCGCGTCCGCGCTGCAGACCGGTCGTATCACCGCGGAGTCGCGCGACGTGTGGCGTGCGCGGCTCGACAAGGACGAGGAGGGCTTCGCCGAAGTCCTCGCCAGCCTCCCCGAGAACACGGTGCCGGTCGAGGAGATCGGGCACGCCATCGCGTCGGTTGAGTCCGACGACGCCTACCCCGCGCACTGGAAGCGCTGAAAGGAGCCATCATGGCCAACGAATGCATCCCGGCCTTCCGGCCCGGGGACGACATTACCGCCACCGCTGGCGGTGCGATCACCGGTAAGACGTTCGTCGACATCTCGGCTGCGCTGAATGTCGCGACCGGCACCCCGATCACGGTGGTCACCGCGACCGCCGCCGGCCTCTCGATCGGTGTCGCGTCGCGTGACACCGCGTCGGGCGGCAAGCTCCACGTCGTCCGCGGCAAGGGCTCGATCGTTCCCGTCACTGCTGGCGGCACGATCGCGGTCGGCGCCGAGGTCGAGGTCGGTTCCAACGGTCGTGCCGTCACGATCGCTTCTGGCAAGGCCCGTGGCCGTGCCGTGTCGGCCGGAACGTCCGGTAACGACGTCTTCATCGAGCTCTACTGAGAAGGGGGAGCACACACCATGGCAACACAGAACGCCGCGGCATACCCGCTCGCTGCGCCCACGGTCAACGGCTCCACCATCACGGTGGAGCAGATGCTGGCCGAGCCGACGCGCATCACCCGGTACCTGTCAGACATCACCCTCCGCAACTACATCTCGCCGCTGTTCTTCTCGAGCCCCGGCGGGGTCACGGGCGGGGCGGTCATTTACGACCAGCTGACGCTCAACGACCTGTTCCCGACCCGTGACGTACAGGAGGTCGCCCCCGGTGGCGAGTTCCCGATCGTCACCTCGGAGAACGGGGAGCCGAAGGTCGCGGCGGTCGAGAAGCACGGTGGCAAGTTCTTCGTCACCGACGAGGCACGCGACCGCAACGACGGCGGCGTGATCCAGCGTGAGGGCCGCAAGCTCATCAATGCGCTGATCCGCCGTCAGGACGCTCGCGCGATCGCGGTCGTGGACGCGGCGCTGTCGGGTCTCGGCTCGCAGACCGTCACCGGCGTGAACTGGAACTCCGTGGTCACCGCTGGCACCTCGGCGTCTTCCGCGTCGGCGTACCCCGCCGCGGACTTCGCGAAGGTGCAGCTCCTCGCGGACCAGCAGGAGCTGGGCGTCGAGATCGACACCTGGGTGCTGAACCCGGCCCAGCTCGCGCAGCTGCGTCTCGTCTACGGCTCGGACTTCGAGGCCGTGGCCGCGTCGTATGGGCTCACCTTCCAGGCGTCGAACCGTGTCACCGCGGGTACGGCGTACGCGATCGAGTCTGGCGAGGTCGGCGAGCAGCGGTTCGAGAAGCCACTGTCGACCGAGACGTGGCGGGAGCCGGAGTCGCAGCGCACGTGGGTGCAGACCGACGCGCGTTTCGTCCAGGTGGTCACGAACCCGTACTCGGTGTTCAAGGTCACCGGGCTCGCGGGCTGATGGCCGCCCGGACGATCGCGACCGGGATCGGCACGTACCAGAACCCGGCCGGCGTGTGGACGTTCGGTCAGCTCGGCGACGAGGTCGACGTGCACGAGGACGACCTGGAACGGTTCGACCGTCTCAACGTCATCCAGGGCGCGGAGCCCGAGCAGAAGCCCGGGCCCGTCGAGGGTCCGGCTGTCCCGGAGGGTGACCCCTCCGAGGAGTGGACCGTGAAGGAGCTCGAGGCGTACGCGTCCGAGCACGGCGTCGACCTGAGCGACGCGAAGAACAAGGCCGACAAGCTCGCCGCGGTCACCGCGGCTGCTTCGGCCTGATACGAAAGGGGGCGGTGGAGTGATCGACCAGAGCGACTTCCCCGAAGTCGATGAGAACGTGGCGCGGCGGCTGCTTGTCGCGGCGCGCTCCATCGCCCCCTGCATCGACTCGTTCCAGAACGGGTCGGACGAGTGGCTGAACGCGATCGCGATCCTGAAGGGCGTGCTCGCTGAAGCACCGGCTCCGGGGTCGCGGCGGGTCCGCGCGCAGCGGATCGGTTCGGCGTCCGTGGACTACTGGGACGCGAACACGTGGTCCCGGGAGGACCGGGCGGCGCTGCGGTCGCTGTGTGCGTCGGCGGCTCCGCTGGGCCTGCCGCGCGGCAGCTTCCCAACTGAGCGGCCTCTGAGCCGCATGTGGCCGGAGACGTACGGGTCATGAGCGGCATGAGCTTCCCGCACGGCCGCACCGTGTGCCGGCTGCGCGCCGGCATGGTCACAGACCCGTACAACCCGGATGTTCAGATCCCGGGCGACTGGGACAACCCGGACGTGCTCACCATCCCGGGCGCGTTCATCGCTCAGACATCCACGTCGATGCTCGGCGACGCGACCCGCGAACAGGCGCTCGAGTCGAAGTCGCTGTTCTGCGACGCCGACGTGGACGTGCGGAAGGGCGACCGCATCCGTGACGGCGATCCTGGCGGCCCGGTCTACAGCATCGACGGCATCCCGCCGGCGGCAGACACGAACCCATGGACCAACTGGACACCGCCGCGCGAGATCCCACTGACGAGAGCGGTCGGCTGACCGCTGAACGGAGGTCCTCATGGCACGCAACGGGGGTACCTCGTTCGAGCCGAACCAGCAGTGGTTCGACACCATCCTCCGCAGCGGCCCGGTGCAGGCGATCACGGACGCGGCCGCCGCCCGGGCTATGGCGAACATGACGGCCAATGCGCCGGTCGATTCCGGTGAGTACCGCGACGGATTCCACATCGAGCATCGCGACTCCCGATATCGGCGGGTCACACGCGTCGTGAACGACGACCCGAAGACGCTCATCATCGAGTCGAAGCGGGGCGTGATGGCGCGCGGCCTGAAAGCGACGAAGTCGTGAGGGTCACACCACCCGATCTGGAGGACTGGCTGGCCGGCTACGTGCGCGCACTGGCCGCGTCCGAGGGCATGACCGTGACGGTCGGCAACAAAGAACCCGCCGACCTCGCGCTGCCGCTCAAGCGGCCCGTGATCGTGATCCGGGACGACTCCGGGCCACGCCTCGACATCCCCACGTTCGACCGGTCCATCGGCGCATCGGTCCTGGCTGGGTCGAAGCAGAACGACAAGCCCGCGAACGATCTGGCGCGCTGGCTCGCCGGGGTGCTGTTCGATCTGGATCTGCCGCTCGTGCAGGGCACTCCGATTGCCGCGGTCGTCCCGGATGGCTGCAACGGCCCATATGCGGTGACCGAGGAGCTCGACGTCGCCCGGCGGTACATGACCGCCGAGTACGTCGTCACCGGCTCCTGGTGAGCCGACACCAACCCGATTCACCTGCGGACGCGTCGGCAGCCGACGTGACCGTCCACATGGCCCGGCGCACCGCCTGGCTCTTCCCAACCGAAGGAGAACACAATGGCTGCTGACGAACAGGGCAACGACCTCGGAGCGGTCGGCGTTCCGATCACTGGCATGGCCGCGTTCGCTCCGATCCTGGAGGCGAACGTCATCGCGAAGACCGCTCTCGGCGCGTCTCCGCTCGTGCTGCCCGCGGCGTTCAAGCGCCTCGGACTGTACAAGCAGGACGGTGGTCCTGCGCCCACGCGTGAGACTGACGACGCGCTCGAGTTCTTCCAGATCGGCTACACCCTCGCCGGCAACGGCAGCCGTGGTGTGACGATCGGTCTGGCCGAGCAGAACCCGACGGTGCAGGCGCTGCTCGAGGATGCGACGCCGGACGCGAACGGCGTCATCGAGGTGTCGTCCACCCTGCCGGACAACCGTTTCATCCTGCTGGTGGTGACTCGCTACCGCAACGGCATGGAGAAGCGTCAGATCGGTGTCGCGTCGATCACCGCGATCGAGCCGGACCAGCAGGAGCGGGGCTCGGTCGAGGGCGCGAACGTGACGTTCACGTGGCAGGAGCACGACCTGTTCAACGGTGCGCCGTTCTGGCAGTTCGGGCCGGCGGTCCCGGGAACGGTCGAAGAGGGCTGACACCAGACCGGCTGGTCGGGGTGCTATCGGGTCGCCCCGGCCAGCCTCATAACCCGTACCCGAGAACCCCGATGAAGGAGGGCCGCAAATGGCCGCACGCACTACCAAGACCGCCGCCGCCGAGGTGGAAGAGTACGACTTCGACAGTTGGACCGAGGACGACGAGACGAAAGCGATCGAGGCCATCCGGCCCGACGTGCGGTACGTCATCGTCGAGCGCACGTTCGTGGGCCGCTTCGGCGACGGCGAGATCGTGAAGCTCCCGCTGTCGATCAGCCTGAACGACATCGATCGGCTGTCGGCGGAATTCCCGAACCCGGTCGATCAGGTGAAGGAGCTGCTCCGTACGATGGGCGGCGACGCCGCGCTCGAGGTGTTCACCTCGCACGACCTCGCTGAGACGATGGTCCTTGCCGAGAAGTTCTTCAGCGTGTTCTCGCGGATCGCTGGGGCGTCTCTCCCGGAATCCTGAGCGTCGTCCAAACGGTCCGGGAGCACCGCGGCGTGATCGCGCGCACTCTGCGTGAGACGTTCGGTGTGGGGCTCTCGGATCTGGGCGACGCAGTCAGCTGGGGTGAGGCGAAGCTTCTCCTCGAGGAGGCCGCGGCCGACCCGTCTACCGCGTTCGGTGCGGAGCTCGCCGGCTGGGCGTATCCGGCGTCGATGCGCGATCTGTTGTCGCTCGCGGCGCAGATCGGCAATAAGGACGCGTTCAAGAAGGTCACGCCGTGGGCGATGCAGAACCCGCGGGGGCCTGCGCATGGTGCGACATCGGAAGAAGTGGCCGCCGCGCAGGCGGAACTGGATAGCGGCATCGTGTTCGCCGAGTAGGGGGTGCCATGTCGTCCGAGGTCGGTTCGGGGCACGTGTCGATCTTCCCCGTCATGCCGGGGTTCAAGTCGAAAGTCACGAAGGAGACGCAGTCGGCCGGTGCCGCCGGCGCGAAGGCGTTCTCGGGTGGCTTCAAGGGTGCTGGCACGTTGGCTGGGCGTGCGCTTGGTAAGGACCTGAAGTCTGCGCTGTCGTCGCAGGCGGGGGACCTGGGGGCGGCTGAGCTGCGGAAGCTGACCGGTGAGGTGGCGTCCGCGTCGGCGGCGCTCGCGAAGGCGCGGCTGAAGCAGCAGGACGACGCTGGCCGTGTGCGGGTCGCTGAGGCGCGACTGGCTGAGGCGATCGAGAAGTCCGGCGCGGGGTCGTCGCAGGCGATCGCTGCGGAGGAGCGGCTGGCGTCGGTTCGCCGTGTGCACGCCGCGACGACCGATGCTGTGACGGCTGCGTCGCTTCGGCTGAAGGGCGCGCAGGACTCGCTCCGTAAGGCGCAGGATGCCGCCGTCGTGTCGTCGGTCGTGTCGTCGGGCGGTGTGCGGCAGTTGGCGCGCGACTTCCGGGCGGGGCTGACGGACGCGAACGCGGCACGGTCTGCGTTCATTGGCGTTGCGGGGTCGGTCGGCGGTCTGATCCGCGCCGTCTCCGATGTGACGGGGCTTACCCATCTGGGCCGTCTGCTTCGGCTGTCGGCGCAGCAGGCTTACACGTCGTTCACGTCGCTGGCGTCTACGGTCGGTGGCGGTCTCGCCCGCGCATGGTCGGCGACGTCGGGCTGGGCCGCGAACGTCGGCCGCACCGTCGGCGCCGCGCTGGCCCCGGCCGGGCGTGTGGCGGCGAACGTGGGCCGCACTATCGCGACGCCGTTCGTTCAGCTCGGTTCCCGGGTTGCGTCGTGGATGAGCCCGGTCACTACTCAGGTGTCGGGGCTGTTCTCGAAGGTCGCCGCCTCGGCGGGGCCGGCGTTCTCCCGGATCACCGCGAGCGTTCGGAGCTTGGCGGGGCCGCTCGGCGCGGCTGCGTCGTCGTCGTTCCAAACGGTCGTTGATGCGGCCGGGCGTGCGGCGTCCGCGGCGGGGCGTGCGCTCGGCTCCGGCATCCAGTCGGCGGCGACCGCCGGCGTCACGGTTGCCGCTGCCGGGATCGGTGTCGCGTTCGGCAAAGGTCTCGCACGACTCACCTCGATCGATACCGCGCAGGCGAAGCTCCGCGGTCTCGGGAACGACGCCGAGTCTGTTACCGCGATCATGGGCGACGCGCTCGCATCGGTTCGGGGTACGAGCTTCGGTCTCGGCGAGGCGGCGACTGTCGCGGCGTCCGCGGTCGCGGCTGGTATCCGGCCGGGGGAAGCGCTGCAGGGGCATCTGAAGCGGATCGCGAACAACGCGTCCGCCGCGGGCATGTCCATGGAGGAGATGGGCTCCATCTTCAACAAGGCGGCCACGCAGGCGAACGGCGTCCAGAACGACGTCATCAGCCAGCTCGCCGACAAGGGCATCCCGATCTATCAGGCGCTCGCGGACCAGATGGGCGTCACGGCCGGCGAAGTCTTCAAGATGGCCTCCGAGGGCAAGGTCGACTTCGAGACCTTCTCGCGCGCGGCCGAGGCTGCCGCGGGCACGGTCGCGGACGAGATGGGTCGCACGGTCCCGGGTGCTGCGAAGAACTTCTTCGCGGCGATGGGCCGGATCGGCGCGAACGCGCTGCAGGGCATCTACGGCAAGATCGGGCCGCTCATCCAGGCCGCTACCGCGGCGCTCGGCCCGATTGAGGAGCGCGCGAAGGCGTTCGGCGACGTGCTGCTCCGGATCGTGGGTCCGGCGATGGACTGGGTCACGGGCCTGTTCAACCGGATCGCTGAGGGCGGCGCGCTGTTCACGGGTGCCCTGTCGGGCATGAGTGGACTGATCGGACCGCTGGCCGGCGTGCTCGTCGCCATCGGCTCCGGCGGGCTCGCGGGCATCCTCGCGCGGCTCGGCCCGCTCGCGGCAATGCTGGGACCGCTCGGCGGTCTGCTCGGCGCGCTGGCGTCCCCGCTGGGGATCGCGGCCGCCGCGTTCGCCGGTCTCGCGCTCTCCGGCGGGGACCTCGGCGACATCTCGGTCGGGGTCACCGAGCTCGTCGGCAACGTCGTATCGGCTCTGCCGGGGCTGATCTCGACGGTGGTCGGCATCATCCCGACCATCGTCAGCGAGCTGCTCGCGCGGCTGCCGTTGCTGATCTCCCTCGGGGCCGAGCTCATCGGCACGCTCGTGCAAGGCCTCGTCACCGCTGTCCCGATGCTCGCGATGGGCGCGCTCACGCTCCTGCAGGGGCTGATCGGCGCGATCGTGTCGAACCTGCCCGTGATCATCACCACAGCGATTCAGCTCGTCACGACCCTGATTCAGGGGATCGTGCAGGCGGTGCCGATGCTCGTGCAGGCGGCGCTTCAGCTCGTCACCGGGCTGTTGACGGCGATCGTGGCGGCGCTGCCGATGATCATCGAGGGCGGCATCCAGCTGCTCCTCGCGCTCGTGATGGGCATCGTGGGCGCTCTGCCGACGTTGCTGCAGGCGGCGCTCGGCCTCGTGATGGGGCTGCTCGACGCGATCATCTCGAACCTGCCGATGATCATCGATGCCGGTATCCAGCTGCTGCTGTCGCTCGTCACCGGCCTGATCGACGCGCTTCCGCAGTTGATCACCGCGGCGATCGAGCTCGTTCTTCAGCTGGTCGTCGGTCTGCTGACCATGCTGCCGAAGCTGATCGAGGCGGGCATCCAGCTCGTCGTCTCGCTGATCACCGGTCTCGTGAAGGCGATCCCGCAGATCATCGCGATGCTGCCGCAGATCGTGACGGCCATCTGGGACGGGCTCGCGGGGGTCGACTGGCTGGGACTCGGTGCGCAGATCATCCAGGGCATCATCGACGGGTTCTTCTCGATGGTCGGCGCGGTTGGTGACGCGATCGGGTCGGTGGTCGGCGGAATCCTCGACTTCTTCCCGCACTCGCCGGCGAAGAAGGGTCCGCTTTCCGCGCCGGGCTGGCGTCGGCTGAAGTCGTCTGGTGCGGCCACGATGGAGCAGTTCATCGCGGGCGCGGAGGGCAAGTCGTCCGCGTTCGGTGACGCGCTCTCCGATGTGGCTCTGTCGAGCTCGACCAGGCTGCAGGCGCTCGCGAATGTCGGCTCGTCGACGGTCGCGGCTGCGGTTGCTGAGCGGTCTCGCCCGGATTCGACCTCCGCATCTGCCTCTCGTGAGGGGTCGGAGCGGCCCATCTACATGGAGGGTCGGCTGTTCGGCTGGCTGCGTGAGATGGCGAACGGGGAAGCGCGGATCGTGCTGGATGCGTACAAGACGGAGCAGCGGCAGGCGTCCGCTCGCGGGTTCGTGGGGGGTGTCTGATGGTCTCGACTGCGACCTCGTTCGCGGACATGGACCCGTCGCCGCGGGTGCTGCTCGACCTCGACCCTGCCGAGATCGGTACGGCGGACACGGTCACGGTGTGGCAGATCTCGAAGTGGGGTCAGGTGCCGGTCCGGAACGCGGTTCGACGGTCGGTGTCGGGCGGGCTCGTGGTCACGGACTACGAGATCCCGCCCGGCGTCCCGGTGACCTATCGGGTGGAGCGGTTCGACGCGGGCGGGGTCTCGCTCGGGTACGTGCTGAACCTGGCTGCGCAGGTGGATCTGCCGGGTGGGTTCGTTGTCGTGCAGGACCCGCTCGCGCCGGCGAACGCGGTCCTGGTGCGCGCCGAGCGACGCTTCGCGGATGCGCTGACTCGTTCGCGTGCGTCGGCGGTCTATCAGGCGGGCGGGCGAACGTTCGCCATGTCTGGCCCGTACTCCGCATTCCAGCAGCTCTCGCTGCGGTGCGTCACGCAGTCTGACGCTGACCGGGAAACGCTGGCCGAGATCCTGTCGGAGGCGATGATCCTCGTCCGGTCGATGCCGACGACACGACTCCCGGGCGCGTTTTACGCGACCGTCGCGTCGGTCCCGATGATCCCGCACGACGCGCGCCGTGGTGGCGACACCGACGTGTGGGACATCGCCGGGGATCAGCTGTCGCGGCCGGAGCTCGACATCATCGTCGCCGTGTATTCATACGACCGGTTCAAGGCGTATCTGGACACGCTGCATCCGCCGACACCGGGCACGTACAACGACGCCGCGGCGATCTGGTCGACGTACCTGGACGCGATGCGCAACCCGCCGCCCGAAGCATAGGAGGTCCGGATGCATGACGTGTCGGACGAGGTCCGGTCGGTGCTCGAGGACTCGAACGTCGTCTCGTTCACGGTCGCGCAGGCGCAGTACCAGGGCGCTACGAAGGACCTGAACGTGTCGCAGACCGACGGTGACCTGACGTGGGACGCCGACGGCGAGGTCCAGTCGACGGGTTCGTTTGTCGCGGTGGGGTTCGGTGACGAGCTCGTGCCGCGTTCGCGTGACGCGATGCTTGCGCCGTACGGGCAGGAGGTGTCGGTGTCGCGGCTGGTGCAGTTGCGCAACGGCACGGTGACGATCCCGCTCGGGGTGTACCGGATCACGGGCAACGATGGTGGCCGGTTCAATCAGCGGGCGAACATGGTGGTCGACTGGCGGGTGGGCGTCGATCTCGCGGACCGGTTCCGCATGTTGCAGCGGGCGAAGATCATCGATCCGGCGTCCCCGCCGCCGACGGCGACGGTGTTTTCGGAGCTGCAGCGGCTGACGCTGTTCCCGCTGACGCAGGGCCTGACGGATGACACGGTCCCGCCCGGGATGGTGTACGAGGACCGGCTCGCGGCGGTGCGGGATCTGGCTGCGCTGATCGGTGGGAAGCCGCGGATCACCCGGCAGGGTGCGCTGACGGTGCGGCCGGCTGACCGGTGGTTGACGGAGACCGAACCTGACTTCGATATCAGGGGGACGATCTCCTGGGATGAGTCGCAGACGGACGAGTTCTACAACCTCGTATGGGCGCACTCGGATGACGGCAAGTTCTCCGGGTTCGCTCCACTCGACGACGACTCTGACCCACGGTCGGTGAACCGTGCGGGGCCGTCGACGTACGAGCATTCGTCGCCCGTGTACAAGTCGAACGAGGCAGCGCTCAACGGTGCGCAGACGATCCTCCAGCGGCTGCTGAACCGACGCTCTCGGGTCGTGAGCGTCGAGGTCGGCGCGATCGGTCTCCTGCTCGACCTGTCGGACTTCGGGTGGGTTCGTGATCCCGTACAGGGCCGCGCGGTGCTCGGCGAGGTGAAGGGCATCACGATCCCAAACGACCCGACGGCACCGATCCGGGTGCAGTTGATCGTCGCCGAGGACTCAGCCGAGGAGGCGTGATGGATCAGCGTCAGGCGTGGGAGTTGTCCCGGGGTGCGTCGGATACGACCGAGGCGACGGTGCAGGCGATCGACTGGGAGAACGGTCTTGTTGAGGTGAACCTGTCGGGTGTCACGATGCGGATGCCGTGGTTTGGTCCGGCGCCGTGGAAGGGGACGCGGGTTCGTGTGATCACGGCCGGGCTCAAGCCGGTGTGTGCTGCGGTGTACGGGGCGCCGGTCGGTACCGTGCAGTCCACGAGCGGCGGCCGGGCGTCGGTGCTCGGCGATGACGGGGTCGTGTACCGGTACGGGTGGATCGGTGACCCGGGAACGGCGCCGGTGACGGCTGGGCAGCGTGTCCGGCTGGATCATGCGGGGCAGGTCGTGCTGGGCCGGTATTCGGTGACGCCGGATGCGCCGGACTATGTGCCGCCGCCGCCGCCGCCGCCGAGCGCGGCCCGGTCGGCTTGGTTTGACCCGATCTGGACGGGCAACTGGCGTGGGGGTTCGTTCGCGGGTGACGCGATGGAGATCAGCTCGACCCGGATGGCGATGGCCGGCTGGGGGACGCAGATCGCGGACAGCGTCGATGATGCGGCGATCGTGAGCCGCGCCGAGCTGCATCTGCCCGTGGTGTGGGACAAGGTCGCGGGCGTCGCGTCGTCCATGGGTCTGCACGGGTTCAACGGGCGGCCGGGGAGCGCGAGCAACGACAACTTGTCGGGCACGTACAGCGTTCCGGGGAACGCGGGCGTGGTGTCGCTGGTGGGTGGCATCGCGGACGCACTGAAGTCGGGGTCGGCGTTGGGCGTCGGGTTCCGGTCTGGGGCTTTCGGGTGGCGTGAGTACGCCGCCCCACGGATCTACATGGAATGGAGCGTCTGATGGCTGATGCGACGGGTGCGCCGGTCCCTACGGGAACGTCACCGTTCGATGTCCCCGGGGATCTGAAGGATCTCGCCGATCACTTCGGTGATGAAGAGTTCTATTCGGTCGCGTCCGCGTCGAACCTGCCGGCGTCGGGCAACTGGCGCGGCCGGGTGCTGATGGCGCGCGACACGGGCGTGCTGTACGTGTGCACGGCGCTGCCGGGCACGTGGAAGACGGTCACGTCGACGGATGACTCGGGCTGGATCGTGGTCGGGTCCGGCGGCGGGGCGCCGGCGTTCGGCACGGGTTGGTCGGCGGTGTCGGCGTCGGGCTGGTCGGGTGTCCGGTTCCGGCTGAAGAACGGTGTCCTGTTCATCTCGGGCGCGGCGACGAAGTCGTCGTACTCGGGGCTGGGTGACGCGATCTTCACGCTCCCGTCGGGGTTCCGCCCGTCGACGCGGTTCATCGGTGTCGGGTATGGGTCGACGGGTGCGCAGTACGTCGTCGTCGAGGCGACGGGTGTTGTGACTCCGGTGCTGGCGGGTACGTCGCAGTTCAACTTCTCGGCCACGGTGCCGGTCGGGTAAGGGGGCGGTCATGTCTACCTGGGCGGATCGTGAGGCGGAGGTGGCGGCGCTGGTGGCGCGCGCCGCTGACCCGGACGACGACTACGACGGGCACCACGGCACGGATCGTTCCGCGGAGTCGCTCGAGTGGGCGCGGGTGAACGACCCGGAGACGTACGCGCGCGTGATGGCGAAGATCGAGGAGGGCGCGTGATGGACGCACCGTTCACGGCGTATCTGGACACGCCGAACAAGTCGCCTCGGCAGAACGTCGGGCGTCGCGGCGTGGTGCTGCATCACGGCGCACTGACGAGCCTCAACTATCTCCGGCAGTTGGCGATGGGCGCGAAGCAGGTCTCGGCGACGGGCATCTGCAAGGATCGCGATTTCGAGCGGCTGATGGCTGATGGGTGGCGGCCGTGGTCGCTGTCGGACGCCTACTGGGATTCGGCGCTGCGGTCGGTGGAGACGGCGAACGAGTCGACGGCCGGGTGGACGATCTCGGATGAGTCGCATTGGTCGCTCGCGCGCGGTGTGGCGTACTGGGCGCGCGTGGATGGGTTCTGGCCGCATCGTGACGGTGACCCGAAGACGTGGACCGTCATCGGGCATCGCGAGGTGTACAGCATCCACGGCGGGTCGTACGCGACCGCGTGCCCCGGCGGCATGGATCTGAACCTCGTGGTTGCGCGGGCGCAGCAACTCTTGAACTCGCCGGCTGAGCCGGTGATCGACTATGCGCTGCTGCGGCGGCAGAAGGAGGACGACATGTACGTGCGCGGTGTGACCAACCCTCAGGTGTACAAGACGTACACGGACGCGAACGGGCACCCTCGGATGCGGGTGTGTGGCCGGGCGGAGTCGGCGATCGCGAACGCGGGCGGGCTGGTGCTGACGTTCGGCGACGACGCGTCCCTGCTGATGCTCGCCGAGGAGTGCGGTTATGTCCCGGGTGGCGCGAACCCGCTCCCGGTCGTCAAGGCGCAGTAACCCCCAACCTGATCCCTGGGAGGGGTTTCACATGGCCGATCGCGACCCTACGACCGGTGAGCTCGCCGTCTTGCTGAATCAGATCCTCGCGCAGCTGAAGGACGTAGCGACGAAGGAGTTCGTCGAGACGAAGTTCGGGGCGTTCAACGACCGTGTTGCGCGGCTCGAGCGGGATCAGCAGGAGTGGACGAAGACCTCGACGGCGGCGCATGTCGAGCTCGACAAGGACTCGAAGGCACGGCATCAGGAAACTGAGTCGGAGATCGACAAGCTGAAGCTCGAGTTGCACGCCCGGATCGACAAGGTCAAGACCGAGTTCCAGACGTCCGTGCAGGCAATCGTCAGCGAACAGCGCGAGGACCAGAAAGAGATCAAGTCGGTTCGTAACGGTCGCATCACGTCGTGGATCGGGATCGGGATCGCATGGATTGGGACCGTCGCGATGTGGTTCATCCAAGGGACACGCCCATGAAGCGCCTCGACTGGTCATGGTTCAACCGGATCTTCTTCGCTGTGTTTGTCGCCCTCCTGGTGGGGGCGATTGTGTTTCTGGCGTGGCGTCAGACCGTCGCGGGTGAGGAGCGTGCCGCGCTGATTGATGCGTTGGCGCAGTCGCAGGCGCAGTTGCGTGACGAGGGTATTGAGCCGGAAGCTCCGGAGCCTGAGCAGATCGTGGAGGGCATCGTCGGGCCGGCGGGTGCTCGGGGCGAGACGGGCGCTCGTGGTGAGCGTGGCCCGCAGGGTGACGCGGGCATTCCGGGGACGCCCGGGCCGGCGGGCGAGAGCGGCACACCGGGCCCGGCCGGCGCGCGGGGTCCGACCGGTGAGCCGGGGCCGGCTGGCCCGCAGGGCGCACCTGGGCCTGCGGGTCCTCAAGGGCCACCGGGCGCGACAGGAGCACAGGGCGCACCGGGTTCGCCGCCTCTGTCTTGGACGTACACGGACGCTCTCGGGATGCCGTACGTGTGCAGCCGGGTCGAACCGTTCGATCCGGCATCACCGATGTATGCGTGCAGTGTCACTGCACCAACCGAATAGGAGACAGACCATGTCGAAGATCGTTCCCGAACACGTTGTCCTGGCCGCGAAGCGTGGCTTTGTCCGCACCACGGCGCAGGCGTACGCCGCGACGTTGTCGACGGGTCTCCCGTCGGCCGCGGCGATCGTGTCGTTCGTTCAAGATCCGACGGGTTGGGCGCTGGCTGGTGTGACCGTAGGGCTTGCCGTCGTGACGCCGCTGCTGGCGGGTCTCGCGTCGTACCTCTCGATCACGTCGAACGGCATCCCCGCGGAGTACACCGACGACGAACCCAAGCATCGCGCCTGACCCCCCTGACCTGTCGAACATAGGAGTTGCCGTGGCGTTTCCCGAGTACATTCCCGTCCGCCCGGTCTCGATCGGTGGGGCGAGGGTCCTTGAGTCATCCGATCTGCTGAAGGTCCGTGTCACCATCAACGCGTCGAAGTCGCTGGTCTGGGATGCGACTGGGTACCGGTTCGAGAAGCTGAAGGTCGTCTCGACCTCCGAGCTCGGCTCCGAGATCGTGATCAGCTTGCCCCGGACCGACGTGCAGGGCTGGCGTGATCCGGCCGTGAACGCGGTGATCGACGTCACCGAGCCGGGGTCGTTCACGCACCGGTACACCGCGACGGTCGAGTTCCTCGACGCCGCCGACCGGCCTATCGGGGTTCGCCCGGTCACGCTCGGTCCGTTCACGGTGCCCGATGGTGAGGGCGTGATTGACCTGGACAAGACCGTGCCTGTGTCGTCCGTGTCGGGCGAGCTGGTGATGATCCCGGATCTGTGGGGGCAGCTGGTCGTGCAGGCGGAGGCGGCGGCGGTCGAGGCGAAGGGTGCGGTGCTCGATTCGGCCACGTTTGTCGCGGAGCAGATCGGTGACCCGGAGTCGCCTGCCGGCGTGGTGCTATCGAACACGTACGGGTCACGTCTGCGCAGTCTCGCGAACCAGATCGGGACGAAGCTCCGGGCGTGGCCCGGTCGCCTGACCGCCGACGTGCCGACCGTCACAGTCGGCACCGCGGCGACCGTGACGGGCAGGCAGATGCCGTTCCAGTCGGCCGCACGTGAGGTCGTCTCGCGCGGCGCGTGGGACCCCACCTTCAACCGTTGGAAGGTGCAGGGGACCGGCCCGTTCACGGGGTTCGACGCGATCCTCGAAGGGGACACGCTCGAGCTTGAGGTGGTCATGGTCGGGACCTCGTTCACGTACATGGTGCTGGTCGATGATGAGCCGGTCGATGGTGTCTTCACTGCCACCGCTACGAGCAGCGGGTTCCAGTACTTCAAGCTGGCGTTCGGCTCGGTGAAGCATCGACGGGTGACGGTCTACTTCGGCGGCGTCGGCGCCTTCCGATTCCTCACCGTTCCGATGACGCAGAGCATCGAGCCAGCTCCCGCGAAGCCAGTGCTCTGCGTCGTGGGCGACTCGTTCCTCGCAGGCTCGGCGGGCTCGTCATCAACGGACGGGTTCATGTTCTACGTGTGCCTCCAGCTCGGCATCGAGTACACCGGCACCGTGTTCGGCGGCACGGGGTACGCATCGGCGGGGAGCTTCACGAAGTTCGGCGACCCGGCGCGCGTCGCCGCCGCAGCGAAGACGAAGCCCGACGTGCTCGTGTTCGTCGGCAGCGTGAATGACGACGACAAGGCCAACGTTCAGGCGGAGGCAGCAGCGACGTTCGCCGCCTACGCCGCCGCGCTGCCGGGTGTTCCGATGATCGTGTTCGGTCCGCAGCCGTCCGCAGCGGCCACCACGATCGGCGCCGCACGAGCGCAGCGCATCGCCGCGGTGAAGGCCGCGGCGGATGCATCGCCGAGCGTGGTCGCGTTCTTCGACATGGTGGGAACAGGGGCCGGCGTTCCGGCCGCATGGTCGGCGGGCAACTGGGCAGGCGGCAGCGTCGTCACCCACCTCGGTTCGGTGTGGCTAGCCGACTGGGACGCGGACGACACCAGGCCCGACACGCCCGGCTCGGGTGGGTGGAAGCGGGTCACGTACGGATTCGACGGGACGGGTCGAGTCGGAGGCGCGACCGGCAACGGCAACCGGGACGTGAACCTGTACTCCGACCAAGTGCACCCGACCGCGGCGGGGCAGCGAGCCTTCTGGGCCGCATCGCTGCGCGTGCTGACGACGTTCTTTGCACGCCTCGTGGCGGAGGACACCCGGCAGCGCACCCTCTACTGACCATCCCTAACGACCCCAGTACCGGACGCATGAAATCGCCCCGTCTCATCTCTTCGGAGGTGAGGCGGGGCGCTTTCGTCGTGATCGGGTGAAGTTCCTTCGGATCGGGTTGGAGTTGATTGGATCGGCTTGCGCCACGTTGCGCATGACCCGTATGGTGAGTGTCGGTAGCAGTTCCTCCGCGGACCACGCGCCACCTCCGAAAGGCAGCCATGGGCTGCCTTTCGTGTTTCCGCTACGGTGTATGCGTGCTTGTTGCGTATCTCGACGAATTCGGCCATGTCGGGCCGTACATGTCGACCACGCACCGGAAGTTCTGTCATCATCCTGTCTTCGGCTACGCCGGTATTGTGATTCCCGCTGAGAACGTTCGGGCGTTCGGTGCCAAGTTCGAGCGGGTGAAAGAGCGCCAGTTCCGGTCCGAGATCGTCGCATCCGGCGATCATCCGCGACGCTGGGAGAAAAAGGGCTCCGAGATCTTCACGACGGGAGCGTTCGAGCGTTATCCCCAACGTGTCGACTTCATCGCGGACCTCGCTGATTACCTCACGAAGCTCGGTGGCAGGTTGTTCTTCTACGGCGAGGTGAAGCCCATCGGCACCGAGAAGATGACCGGGGAATCTGCGTCGGCTCGAACAACGCAGGTCCTCACGGAAGTTGTTCGCCGCCTGTGTCGGTATGCCGATGGACTCGACAAACATCTCACTGTGCTTCTCGATCAGGGCGGTCCGATGCCCCGTGAGGAGGCCATCACCTCGATGGCCTCGTTCATCTACTCATCTGATCACCCGTCCATGAAACGCATCATCGAAGTGCCTATGCAGTTGGAGAGCCACCGATACGGTGCCATGCAGTTCGCTGACTGGATCTGCGCTATTGCAACGCGTGCGTCTCACTTCCATTTGTCGGACTCGGATGAGTTTTCGTGGGCGCCTCCTGCATTCCGGCAGATCGTGGGCAGGCGGGCGACGCCAGATTCGCGGATTTGGCTGTCCTCGCGGCACATTGGGATCTCGGCGGGCGCACTCGCACACGGGCGTAAGTGGCTGGGTTCAAGTTTCCAGCGACGCGAGTCGGATCACGGCACACACCTGACGCACACCGTTGCTGATGCCCTGCTGCAAGCGCCGGATCGAGCCAGCGCCTGACACCTGGCCGGGTACCACTCGTCCGCGCCGCATGGCGGTGATGTCCGGTCATAACTACGATCCGTGGTGCGGTGGTTGGCTCGTGCCTCGGGATCGAAGCCCGCGTGTCGCTTCCCCGAGGCACGTAGCCCGCCGGGACCCTGCAGTACCCCTCGGATCATGCTCGCGAGGCTGCGACGTACGCGGCGTGCACGGACTCAAGGGCGGGTAGTGACCGGGAGAGTAGCCGGCTGCTACTTGGATCGTGAGCGAGTTTCGAACGCGGAGCCGACTGCTATCCCCGCGGAAAGACCGATCGCGATCCACAGCGCCAGATTGTCCGCCGCGATACCGGCGGCGGTGCCGACCGCCAGGCCGAGAGCTAGGCCGATGCCAACCGCGACGCCTTTCGCTGGCCCCGGTTCCGAGTCGCGGTTATCGTCGTTTGCCAT